AATGGGATGCGGGAAAATATCACGGTTTTGCCCATGCCGGTAGCGAGCTGGCAAAGCCATCGCCCGTTACCGGCTTTCTCGATACTATCCAAACACTCCTGTTGGTAGTCGCGAAGAGTTATCATGGGGTCTTGTTCTCCTTTCAGAACGGAATATCGTCCGCAGAGTTTTTAGGTTCTGCCGCAGGCGGAGGAGGAGTTTCACCCGGCTTCGGGCGGATCCAGTAGACGACGCTCGCCCGCTGTTCGCCATTGTATGCTTCGAGCTTGGTTTTCACCTTGCCGAGCAGTCCAACGAATACTGCCCCGTTGTTGATGACCGGGGGGACCTCGCGTCCGCAGGACTTGAACAGGCCGTTGAGTTTGTCGTCGAGGTACTGATCGTCCTCAATGAGGTAGTAGAAGAGCTGGCGTCCGACAAACTTCTGGTTTGCCGCATCCATCGCGGCTGTGATCTTCAATTTGAGTTCGAGCATGTTCGCGCCGGTTTTCCGGGAAATCTTCTCCGTGACCTGAGCGATTTCGACCTGATATTCGCCGGGAGTGATCGGGGCAAAGCCTTCTGTCTGCGTGACGCGGTTCGGATTGTAGGTATGATTAAACATGGGGCATCATCCTTTCTTTTCGGCGGGGCTCTGATTCGTCGTCTGTTTCGCCTCCGGGTGCAGCAGGGCTTTTCCGTCCGCGAGACAACCTTTCCGTCCAAAACGATCCTTTGCAACAAAGCAGTCGTTTCCTTCGAGGCGGATCACGCGCGTTCCGTCCGACTTCTTCTCGAGGTGGCCGACAATATCATACAGCCCCTCGGCTTCCGGGGAGAGCTTCTTCCCCGACAAGGCCGGGTGCGTCTTGGTATTTGCGGCGTCCGCATTCTGGGAAAGCACGAGTTCAGCTTCCAGCGCAATCACGACGACATTCTTCCCGCGCATTTCCGCGAGGTCGCGAAGGATTCGAAGGTAGCGGCGCATGCTGAACTGGACGTCGCCGTAGTTCTTCATTGTGGGGCTCCCGCCGTTCTTGTTCGGGTCCGCCTTGAGCAGAAGCAGATTGTTTGCAAGCTCGGTTGCGCTGTCGAGAACAACGTTGTCAACATCGTCAAGGTTTTTCGAGGTCATGAGATCGTTGAAGAACTTGTTGTAGAGCATGCCCGTTTCATCCTCGGTCTTTCCGGGGGCAGGGAGATACAGCACCTCGATATTGTCGAGGTTGTTCGAGCGGGCGAGTGTCTTGATCCCGTTCGCTTCGGCGGCGATCACAAGGGTCTTTCCGGGGAGAGTTCCGGCAAAGTGGGTTTTTCCGATTCCGCTTTCGCCGTAGACGATGGCGGAAACACCAGTAGATTTGAGGGCTTCAGAGAGTTTCATGGGTGGTATCCTTTGTTTCGGTGTTATCAGTAATCAGTTCCTCGTTCCTCGCCTGCTTCTTGATAAACAGGCAGTCGGTGTCCGGGGTGTTCTCGAGACATTTCGGGCGATAAGGGCAGGGCAGAATCTTGCATGCCTCTGGGTTCCTGTAGTACGTCTCGTCGCGTTCGCATGCGGCGATGTCGCGCAAGGTCAGATTGAAGTCGCGGATGCGTTCCTTGATTTCTTCCGGGGTTCGATAGACGAGGTGCGTATGAACTCGTGGTTCGTCCATGTACCATTCCGCAAGGCGAGCTTCGAATTCTGCCGGCGTCTCGTCGGCTTCGTGCTGGTTCTTGTAAAGAGCGCCGTCCTTCGTGTATTTGCGCTGGTCAAGAGGGGTCGCCTTGTACGGGCGGATCGTCGGCTTTTCGACGATGCAATAGAAGATCCCCTTGACGGCTTCTCCGAGAATGGATCCGTCCTCGAGCATCCGATTGTGCGCGTACAAGTAGTTCGTCGCCTGTTCGTCCCATAAGAGATTGTGCAGATAGCTCGATCCGTCCGTTCCCCATTGCGAGGTGGTCTTGTGTTCGAGGAGATAGCTTCCAGCATTGTCAACGTTTTCTATCTTCACAAGCCCGTCGAGCTTCCCGAGCAAGCGTTTTGCATATCCGGTGGAGACTTCAAACGGCTTTTCGATTGCGATGATCTGCCATTCGCGCCATCCGCTGGAGCGGTCAAACGCGGTAATCATCTGCTTGACTGTGACATAAGTAAACTCGTCCGCGACAGGATCAACGTCGTATTTGATTTGCTGCCGCATGACGGCGAGAGCGTTGGCGAGATACCCGGTTTTCAACAGGGTTTCGAGGCCAATGTGGTAAAGCGTGCCGACTTCAAGCGCTTTCGGCGTCTCTACGGGCTTGAGCATGTCGATGTATTCCAATTTGTACCGCATGCGGCACGTCTTGAAACACTTGACTTGTGAGGTCGTTGTTTTTTGTAAGCGTTCGTCCATTGCAAAAATCCTTTGCGTTTGGGTTGGTGTGGGTGGTGGTTGGTGAGGTGATTTCGAGGATTTATCTTTTCTTGACCTCCTTTCCATATTTCTCCTCGAATTTCTGTAAATCTGCGAGGCTATACCGGACCGTGCCGTTTTCGATTCGCAAGCTCGGTGTGAGTGTTCCGTTCTCGCGCCATTTCTTGATGCAGTCAACCGAGACGGCATAGCGCTCGGCCACGTCTTTTGTTGCGTAGTATTTCCGCGCGGCGAGCTCGTCTACGAGGTCTGCAATCAGCGCTTGTCGCCCGCCTTTGATAAGCTGGTCCGCAAGGTTGAGTATTGCTGAGGTTTGAGATGTCATGGCTTCACCCTCACAAGACGTTGTACAAACATCGGGCAGAACAATACATGCGAAACGAATTCGCGTCCGGTCATCTTCGTTCTGAAGTATCGAGGGTTCGGGACGACTTTGAACTTGAGCTTGATGACGGTCATGCGCGGCGCTCCTTCGAGAAATCTTCCAGCACATCGCAGCACGCATTTGCCACGGCGTACAGGAGCAGTAAAGCGGGGACGGAAACGAGGGTGACGACGGCGAGGTTGATGAAGTCGGTGAGTGTCATGGGGTGCTCCTGAGTGTCAATGTGTTTATTTTGTGCAGACTTTTTCCAAAAAATTTTTGACCGCGATCCGGATCACGGTCGCGAGAGTGAACGCGTTTTGATTCGCGTACTGGACAAGTTTGTTGTACTGGTCCTCGGGGATTTTGAGCTGAATCTGCTTCAGCTCGGGTTCTTTGGTGATGGTGTTTTGTTCTTCCATTTTGTTTGTCTCCTTGTCTCTCCTTTGTTGAGGGTGATTTAGTGGGTGCACATATATTATACCACAAAGTTTGCACAAATGCAAGGGCAAAACCTAAAAAAAGTGTAAAAAAAGTGTAAAAAGATTTGTTTTGAGGTTAAATAGGGTGTATATTAAATACAAATCAAGTTCAAAACGAGGTAAAAACGAGGTTAAAATGAAAAAAATTAAACGAAATATCGTCGAGCGTCTGATAGCGCAGACTGGCTTATCCATTCACGCATGGTCGCTTCAACATGGGTTTGCGCCGACTACTCTCGGTGCATGGTTAAACGGGGTCCGCAATATCGGCGGAAAAAATCTTCTTCGTCTAGCGGAAGCGCTTGGCGTCGAGCCGGAGGAAATCTGCTCGGTTGTTTTCAAGGCAGACAAGGTTAGGATCGAGGAATCTGAGCGTATGGAACAAGACCTTCTCGGTTACTTCTCTGGCTTAACGAGAGCTCAAAAAGATCGTGTTGTTCGCATGTGCGAAGGGCTGGCCGGCGCAAACAGGGCTGAGGAGGAATTGAGGCACGGGATTGAGTATTCCGAGGAGAAATAAGTATGCTTTATGACGATCCGTGGTGGCGAGACGAAGAGGTACTTGAGGGTGACGGCGGTTTTTCCCTAGAGGGCATCTTTTATCTTATTTTGCTTTTTGTTGTGCTTTATTGCCTTGACAAGCTTATAAAAATGGTCAAAGAATCCATCGAGGAGAGGCGAGAACGCGAATGGAAACAAGCTGAGCCGCCGAGGTGTGTGCAGGAGAGCAAGGAGTGCGAACGGATCGCGAGAGATCAAAAAGAGTTGGATGAATCAATAGTGCATTTTATAGAGTTGATACGGGGGAGGGAACGCGAAGAGGAAAAAGAGAATGAAGAAGAAGATGATGATGATATCGAGATGCCGCCGCCGTATTGAGTATAGGCAATAAAAAAAGCCCCCATTTTCGGGGGCTTTTTGTTTGTGTGGTATCTTTTACTGTTTCTTACTCCATCGCGTCATAGCGGCCTTCCGTGCGCGTTCTCTGCGGATTTCCGGCGGGGTTTTCTGTTGGCCTGCGGATCGTTGCTCGCTGGTCTGCGCCTTTCGTGCCTTCTCCAAATTTCGGTTTGCCGCTTCGAGCTTCGATGCGGATTTTGATCGACCGCCTTTCCGTCCCATAGCGGCGGCGGCGCTTTGAATGTCGTTCATATTGTCTCCTTGTAAGTTGGACGTGCCATAGAGTACTATAGCACGCCCGAAGCGGTTTGTCAAGCGCTTATTGGTTTCTATGCGCGATCACGTCTTGGATTACTTCGTCCATGCGTTCGCGTTCCTCGTCCGTCAGGCGCATGTGATCCGGCTGGTTACTGTCGATCTGTTCGATAGCGTCCTTCAGGTCATATTCAAGCTGTTCCCCGTAGCGTTTGTAGACGCGATCCACGATGCGCCAGCCCTTCACGATATAGACGCCGTTGTCGTAATTGTCGCAGTCGAGATTCGCGCAGTTGTCGACGCCGCAGGAAAGCCCGTCTCCGAACGTGTTGCAAATGACGCATGCGAGATAGGACCATCCATAGCAATCTTCATCGGGCGTCCTGTAACGTTTCAGATCGCAGTATGCGAGGAAGGCTTCGACGCTGTCGCGTCCACCATTCCAGTGCAGATAGAGGCCCGTTTCTTCGAGGTTCTTGTTTGTGGTGATGACGGCTCTGTTTCCCATTGTGTGTGTCTCCTTGATTATTCAATTGGGTGTTTGTACGGTTGGGTATTGGGTTGGTTATTTGGCCTTCTCTTCGATCTGTTCGATCATGTGGCGCACAAGGTCGACGGCGCAGTATTCTTTCCGTTCGGTCCAAAACGGCCCGTCTTCGACGTCTTCAAGGATGCGGAAAGAGCATTCTTCGCATTCGGCATCGCATTTGAGCGTTTTCTCGTCGTCTGCGAAAGCGTAGATTCGGCGCAGGGCCTTGTATTCGTATTTGTCGATCTCGATTTTCATGCGGTCTTTTCCTCTTGTTTGTTCGCGAGGATCATTGACCATTGCGCCTGTTTGATGTTCAAGCGGATGTCGGCAAGGAACATGTAATAGGGTTTGGCGATCTCTTCGCCTTTGTTCAGGTCGTCTTCCAGCATTGACATGCCCGAATCGACCGAACGGAGAATAACGGCAAGTTCGGGCATCTTCATGTTGCGGATTTCGTCGATTGCGGTGTTGATCCTGTCGCGGATGTAGGTGTAGCAGGATTCAACAAAGAACGTTCCGTAGTGGGTGCTGTTTCGGGCGTCCTGTTCGGCTTGGTCGTACATGCAGTCAAACCATGCTTTCGCGGAAAGCAGGCTTTCCATTGCTTCGCGCCGGTAGTCTTTTGTGGGGTTCATATTGTTCTCCTTTCTCCCCGCCTTTCGACGGGGAGGTTGTTGTGAGTTTATTGTGAGCTTGTGTCTGTTCAGAAATTTCGGTAATCCTCTCGGATGATCCATCCGGTTTTCTTCCCGTCCATCGTGTAGACGTCGATTTTGGTGATGCCGTTGCAGAAACAGAAGTTGGCGAGGGCGCGAAGTTTGCGCCATTCCTGCTTATACTCGCATCCGATCTTGGCAATCTCGCGCAGGGTTTTAAGGCCTTGCGTGCCGTCTCTGTAGGTGAGGACTGCAATTTTGTTCATGTGGGTGATCTCCTTTCAAACGAATTCGACGAGGACGATTTCGCGTCCGTTGTAGTGAATGTATTTGTTGCGGTATGCGTCATCATAGAGGGCGCACCA